TTTATTTCTTAGTGGATCATTGGGCGCAAAGTTTCGTCTGATCGACAAAACTTTTTGACTACCTTCTTCGATTGTAACGACGTAAGGTAATTTTATTCCTGTTGGCTCACCATCTTGACCAACATCTTCGAAACCTTCTAAATCTAAATTCACGTGACATTCTAATAAATTGTACACGCTTTCTGTTCTTGTGGATTTAGAGGTTCCTTCTAATTCTCTTTTTTTATCAACAACCTTGTCTGCATCTACAGAGACAGGTTTTGTTAATTCAATATCAGAATAGAAACCAGCAACTTGCTGTTTTCTTAAATCATTTTCTGATGTTTTTACAACATGGACCACCGCTTCCGCATCGTCTAATGAGGTAGCCGTATACGGAACTACGAGGTCGTCTGCTGGGATGAACTTTGAAACAGCTCGTCCTAATAAATCATCATAATAAACTTTTTTAAAAGTAGAACCACTTAGTGGTAGATGAAATAGCATCTGATCAAATTCAGGTTCATATTCCTTCATCTGATCTAGAATTTGATAATTCATGAAATCTTTAACTCTTTGTGATTGAGCTTCTTTTGCAGGATTGGATATTCCAATAACTTGAGTTCTTACTGGTCCATCTGCAGGGAGTAATTCTTTATAAGCAAGTGCTTGAAACTGAGTGACTGCTTCTGCTAAAACGGGGTGAGTAGCACCACTTGCTCCTTGAAAAGGTTCATTACGATTATCGTATTTAAATCCTAAAAGATCTAAACCATTAATGTACGAACTTTCCCAATCTTTTCTAGACATTTTATAATCTGTATAATTTTGTCTCAATTGTATTCCAACGGGATCTAAAACTTCTTCTGGTAAAATATCGGCTAGATTATCAAAGTGCGTGTTTGATTGAGCCTGGTTCACGGCTCGCGGTTCAAAATTTACTGTAGCACCACCTTCTTCATCAGGTGTAACTTCTACAGGTTGTCTTTGTTGTTGCTCCGTAATGTCAACATCGGTCGGTGCTTGTGCACCAGGTACTTTTACCTCGTGTCGAACATTCGGGAGTGATTTATCTATTTCTGCCATTTATACTCCTAGTCATCCATATCACCAATCATTATAGAACGCAATCCTTGTTTTTCAGGTGGAATGGCATCTGGTTTACGTATTCCTGTCATACCACCACCCATATAACCTGCTCTGCCGCCGGTTGCCATTGGCCTGAAGATCGGCTGGTGTGATTGCCAATTTCTATCAGCTATAATTTTATTTTCTTCTAACCAGTCAAATATTTGTTTTTTTCTCGCTGCTTTATCCGCTGCTATTTTTGCTGTAGTTTGTTGTTCTAAGGCATAAGCATCTTGTATCACTGGTTCATTATAACCATAATCTCCTTCAGCGGATGCTCCACCTGCTGGACCTTCATAAAGTTCAGGAGTATTATATAGTGCCTGAAGTTCTAATTCTTTTTCTTTTATATTTTTTTCAATTAAAAGTTGCTGGTAACCCTTTCCCTCCCTGCCAGGAAGCTTCGGGACATTTGCCGTTTTATTGATAGCATCATTTAATTGTTGATAAAGATAAGGTAATTCTTGCTCTTCCATTTCACCCATTCTTTTCATCTTATAAGCTAATTCATCACCACCCGCATATTTCATCCATTCTTCTTTTTTCGTTTCACCTATACCCGGAATTCCATAAGCAATTTCATTTATTATTCTTGGCATACTTTCTCCTTCGAGTGCTGACCATGCTCCAACGATTGGAGCAAACGCTGCTTCCCATGCAAGAGCTATACCTGTTCCTCTTGCAATCTTTCTACCATTTTTAAACCACTTAAATAAATTCACATTGTTTTTAGCTAAAGGTGCAGATTTTTGTAAAAATTTTTCAGGTTTAGCTTTAAACTTTTCCTTTAAACAACTTATGAGACTTCCACCTTCCTTAAATTTTCCACAATCATGTAGTTTTGACAGTTGTGCTAGTGATCGTGGACTTAGATTTTGAAAAGTTTCTGAAAAAGTTTTTTTGAATTTTTTAACATTATCGGTATTCGCTAACTTTGTAAATAATTCTTCTTGAGTTGCTACATTTTTAGGCATTATGTAACCAAAACCTTCTGCTTGATAAAATTTTTTAAAATCTAAACCTGCTTTTTCCAAAGTAGCTAATCTTCCCTTGACTCCTCCTAAAGTTTTATCTGTTGGTGCACCTAAAGTCATTTCTGGTAAAGTAAAACCAGTTCCTTTTAATTGATCTATGTTTTCTAAATTAGGAAGTATATTTTTATTAAAATTATTAACTATTTTTTTTGCTTCAGCAGAATGAAACCATTTACCATCAACAAATTTAGAATTTTTGCCAATTTCTGCTTTTAATTTAGCTGTATGACCAGATAGAACTTTTTGGTAATCTTTTAATATTCCTTCATTTAATTCTTTAGTTGCTAGTTGAGTAAACACTGCATAAGGAGCAGTTTTGTTTCTCATTGAAGAGGAAACTCCAATTAACTCATCAATATGAATATCAGCTCCTTTTAAGTTATATTTTCTATTTAATGTTCTTCTGATTCTATCTTTCCATTGTTCAAAAGTAACATTAGTATTACCAAGCTCATTAGTAATATCCAACATAGCAGATTTATAAACTGCTTTTCTAATAGTGTTCATGGAAGCGTTTTCTGAACCATAAGGCATTTCTAAAAAAGTGCTTCTAATTTTATTTGCTATCTTTTTATTAGTTTTAAATTTACCATCTGAAAGAATAGAATCATTTAAACCGATTATTGTTTGTCCATCTAATCCTTGGCTGTATCTTACAAGACCATGAACATATTTATCTAACGTGCCATATTTACTTTTAACATGTTTCATAAATTTTGGATCTAATACTCTTTGTTTTCCTTCACCTACCATTGGTAATTTTCCATCTTTTAAAATTTGTGCTGTATATTTATCTTTTTGAAGATTTTGAATTCTTTCCAACATATTTGCTTGAATAGGACGTGCATCTATATATGTTTTTAATAATTCTAATTCTTTTTTCGTAGGTTTTCTATAATAAAAATATTTTTTTGAAGTAGGTGCATCTCTTCCAGGCCCTATAATTGCGGTTTGATCTAATAATTTAGCTGACGCTTTAGCAACAACGGTATCTTTTGTTCCGCCTAGAGCTCTCATATCCTCTGCACCTTCACCAAGTAAATTTCTAAGTTCTGTTAATGAAATATATTTTGATTTATTTTTTGGTAATAAACGCTTCATCCCTTCTGACCTTGAACCAGCATCAATTACATTTTCCCATTCTCTTCCCTGATATCCTGGCCGTGATCCGTCAACCGTGTTTTGTACTAACTGTTGAACGCCGCCTTCAGCATTGGGTTTTCTAAATGATATATCCCAGTCTTCTAATTGTTCAGGAGGTACTATTCTTGGAGGATTAGTAGTCCAGTCTGTATATGCCCCTCTTAGAAAGCTGTCTGGTGACTGTTCCATCTCGGTTGAAGCATCAGCGACCATGGTTCGTGGTTTCTGGGCCGTGATTCGTGGACCTTCGTTTTCTTGTTTTATTCTTTCAATGTAATCTAGTACGCTCATTCGCCCAACATTCCTGCAAGACCGCCTGTTGCGTGTTTAGTGGGTTTCTTTTTAAATATGTTTATAATTTCTTCATGACCCATTCCTTTTTCTTGCATTTTCAAAGCTTCTCTTAGTGTTTGTTTTACTTCTGCAATTCTTTGAGGGTTTTTATCTACTAAAATATTTTTTATCAGATCATCGGATATTCCTGGAAATTCTCTTCTTAATTCTTCTTCTGGAGTAAGAGTTTTAGGGTCCTTGAACCAAGGACTTTTTTTATTCGCTCTTGCTTCTTCTTTTGCTTTCCTAATTCTTTCTGCAAATTGAAATGATTCTTCTTTATCCACTTGCGCAAAATGATCTTCTAAAACATCTAATTCATCTGCTTCATCATAACTAAATAATTTACGGTCACCAGACAATCCTGCTTCGTCAGCTCTTTCTCTTAAAAGTTCTAATCTTGCTCTCGACACTGAACCTGCTTCTGGATCTAATTTTCCAATTTTGTATTGATCATACATGTAATCATGATAAGCTTTTTGTTCTGCTAATGCAGCGTCCATCTCTCTTCTAGTATTACCATAATCCCATGGCGAATGCTCATCATCCCATAATTCTGCATAATCATCCTCTAGTTCTTCTTTTGTAGGTGGTCTATCTTTATCGGATAGTTTATATTTTTTACCATCAATTACTACATCATCCACCAAGTATCTGTTTTTATCTATCTTATTTTGTAAATCGTCTATTTTTTTGTAAAAGGCTTGACTTTGTTTATTTATTTCATCACTTCTATCGGCGTGGTAAATATATTTACCATATTTTTCTTTATGCTCTTTTCGTAGTTTTGCTACTGCCTTTTCATCAGCGTTAATAGTTTCACGAATTTTTGCCACCTTTTCTCTTTCCTGAAAATCAGTAAGTGCTCTTCTCAACTGTGTTTTTTCAGCCATGGGTTTAGATGTCTGTCCAATCTTCGTGGTTCCTGGAAAGAATTGCTCCATTAATTCTGCAAGACCTTTTACTGTTTTGCCCTTGCCAAACGGAACACGGCCGCCTTCTGCTGCTCCAACTTCTCCAGCTCTTAATAATTTTATAATATGAAGCCATTCGTCAGGATCCATGTCGTCCCAATCTAGATCTACTGTAGAACTACCTCCTACATCTTTACCCTTGGCTAATGGAACACGGCCGCCGGTTGCATTAGGCTTACGACCTTTAACATCCAAATCAAAAAGTTCTACGCTTGGAGATTTATCTATAGCCTCTTCTGTTTTTCTAAAAGACTTAAGCATTTTTTGTAATTTTTTTGAATCTGTTATTCTTGAAGCTTTAAGAAGTGAATCCTTATGGATTTTAGGAAAAAGTTTCATTAATCTTGCAAGATTAATTAATCCACCCCCGCTTAACGGAACACGGCCCCCGGATGCGAAATCCTCATACGGACCATCATATTCAGGCGCGTTTCTAAACGCATGGTCATTTGGATTTTTTTCAACTTCTTTAATATAGTTTCTTTTTTTTGTTGATTCTGAGATTTCTTTTATTGTAGGGTTTTTACCTGTTGCAAATTTTTTTAGTTTACTGGTATCTGAATAGAGATCATCAACCTTGTTTACAATATTTTCTGTTATCTCAATATCAAAATCGTCCGGACCTGCTGCTTGTGGATAATAATCCTCTTCCACGGCAGTAAATTTATCTTTTGTTTTTATAGATTTGCTTTCACCAGGTTGAAGTGGAGAGTCCGGATAGCGTTTAGTAGGTATTGTTTCACCCGGTTTATATTCTAACTGAATTGGTCCTTCTCCCAAAGTACCTTTTCCTTGATACTCAACCCTGACGCTACCTGTATCTAAATCTTGTGTAACTGTAACTTCGTCAACATCATCTAATTTTTTAGTGTGAACAATCTCTCTTTCCTTCGTTGCAAATTTCTTAGTAACATCGTCACCTTCTTTAATAACTCTATTTACAAGAGGCTTGAACCATGATGGCATGCCATCGACACCAGTTTTAATTGGGACTGATGTTAAATCTTTTATAACTTCTTTTTTAGCACCGCCTTTGAATATACCTAATAATCCAGATTTCGCAGCGCCGATTCCTGCAGCGCCTGCTCCCATAGCTTGTAGAAATAATCTTCTTGCTTTATTTATTCCACCAATTTTGAAACCAATTCGTCCACCGTCCGCGTATGTCGGTTCACCGAGCAAAGGAGCAAGACCGCCGTCAGCGAAGTCTTCTATATCTATCTTGTTAACTTCGTCCCAATTAATTGGTCCTTCTTCTACTTGTCTACCACCCATAATAGGTTTATTAGGGTCAAGAACGTTGCCTTCCATATCGACAACTTTCTTTTGATCTTTTAATCTTTTGAAAGCTTCCATTTTGATTTTTAATTTAGATAAACGGTCTGGTTGTTTACCAGTTGCTTTAATAAAACCCCGTGTTAATTGGGCTATCATTTCTGCGAGTGACATTCCAAATTTTATTGCCATTAATAATATATCCGTTTTCTAGGCGCTTGTTTTTCATCCTTGTAGTCTTCTGGGTGTTTTATAAGTCCACCCTGTCGAAAGCGCATCACGGCCATAGTCATAGAATCGACTAGATCGTCATGATCACCGTGCGGAAATGCTGCACATTCCTCAATCACCTCTTCTGCGAATTTTTGATCTGGCGCCCATATCATACCAGATTCGAAAAGTGGTGCACACGTATTTACTCTAACGTGCTTATCATTTCCTTTGCTTGGTGTAAAGGTGGAAACTGGAATATCCATCTGTCTTAACTCGTACGTCAAAGGTAGTCCAGATGCTTTTGCTTCAACGATCACGGACTCTGGATTCCAGTATTTAAACTGTTCTAGAGCTTTTCTTCGTAGTTCAGGAAACTCGTAACGTCCCTTGACAGCATCTAAAAGTATTAAGTTAGCTCCTGAGTCTTGATCTGGAAAAAATATACCCCAAGTAGTGATCGCACTAAAGTCAGCGGTTTCTTTTTTCATAAAAGCCGTATCGTAAGATTGTATAACGTGTTGTAGAGGTGGAATTGTATCACTTTTCCATTTACGCCACCATTCTCGTTTTATAATGGCTCCTTCTTCTGAAGTTGGCTTTTGCATCCACTGTGCATTCCATTTTGCAACAGGTAGTGTCGCTTTTACCTTCTCCAGCTCTTCTAAATTCCAATATTGTGGCCAAACGGGTTTGGTCCCTGATTCGTGGTCCAGAAGCGCCGGAAATTCGACCACTTCCCACTGATCTGCTTTTGCTTCCTTTTGATGAGACAATAACAT